TCTGGAGGTTATATACGAAGTCAAAATTTTTATTACAATAATGTATGAAATATAATCAAAGAAGTACTGATTTTCAAAAAAAAGGCGAAAGTGTTTTCGAGTTATATTGTGAGAAAAATAATATACAATATAAAAAAGCTTCTTTTTTTAATGATAAATTTAAGGGGGTTGATTATTGGTTTAAGTTTAAAGAGCAAGATTCATTTGAGCCTGTAGATGTAAAATATACTCCAGATATATATCTTTTAAATTATAGAGCTTCTATGAAAAAATATATAACTAGACATCCTTTTAGAGATTCTACTATTTCAAAATACTATTTTTATAATCACCTTGGGATTATAAAAATAAATGAACATTTAGAAAAATATATAAAAGATATAGATGGGCTTAGGAATTATTTATATTCTATAAATTATATGCCCGGTTGCCATATAAAAGACAATAATAAATTTGCCAAAACATTAGAACAAAGCTTATATATAGTAAAATTAAAATTAAGTACATATTTAAAAGATAATTGTAAAATTGTTTATGCAAAAGAAGACGGTGATTATTTTTTTAAAATAACAAAGATTTAAAAATCTTATGAAAAATAAAATAATACAAATATTAAACAGAATATCAAATTTCTTTTCTAAAAAGAAAGATAAAGAAACAAACTATTGTTATTTGATATATTATCAATGTGTGGTTAAAGAATCTACATTAAGAAATACTTTAACTGACCATGATGCAAATACTTATATTGTAAACTTCTTAAAGGGAGAGGGAAAAGTAGCTTTATTTTATCAAATACAAAATATATTCGGTGATTACTATGTTTTCTATGGTTCAGAATTAGCTATAAACAAAAAATTATATTGTATGATGCTCTTATTGTTATCACAGATAAAAAATAAGAGTTATAAAGGCGCAGATGAAAAATATTTATATAAGACAGAATTAATTAATGAACAAGAAATAAAAATTTATAGAGCAGAATGATATATGTAACATATTTATATGATAAAGAAAAAAGAAAGGCTTGTATAACATTAGATATGTATAACAAACTAAAAGAAGATTCTCTTGTAGAAGAATTAGTGATGTATCCTACAGAACAAACAATGAACGAAAATTTTTCTGGTACTAAACAAAAAACATATTTAAGAGGATAATATTATGATTTATGCAATACTTATTTTTATTATTATTTTATTGCTAGCTTTCATTATTACTTTTATTATAAGAGAAAATAAAAAAAATGAAAAGTTAATAGAGTTAGAAGTAAAAATAGATGATTTAGAAAATGAATTAAAACGTTTTATTAATAAAGATTTTTGGAATAAAAATTACATATAATGGCAAAAAATAAAAAAGAAATAAAAAAGGAAGTTACCGAAGCAATAACTAAACAACCTATTGAAAAAGTAAAGAAAGAGGTTATTAAAGAAATTGAAGAAGTTGTTAAAGAGGAAGTAAAAACCTCAGAAGTTTTAGAGGTATTTAAAAAAATACAAGAAGAGGAAGTTATTGATGAAATTGAAAATATAACTACCGAAGAGAGTTCAGAAACTATAATTCAAGAGGAATTTAAAACAGAAGAAATTGTCTCAAATACTATAGAAGCAGATTTTAAAAAGGATGATATTGTTACTGAATCTAAATTGGAGGAAATTGTTGAAGAGAAAACTGAAATTTTTAACCCAATAGAAGTTATTAAAGAACAAGTTGAAACAAAAGATATTAAACCTAAGAGAGATAAGTTTACAAACCCTTATGAAAACAAAAAAATAAAAAAAGAAGAATTAAGTCATTCTGCAAAAAAATGGTATGATTATTTTAAATTACAATTTAATGGAAAAGATTTTTTAGAAGAATTATTGAATTTTAAAAAATTTAAAACCGAAAAATTTAAATTTATAAAAGAGTTAGATGAGATTATTAAATATTCTAAATAATATTACTATTTAATTTTTATAAATAATTAAAATGGCTAAACGAGAGCTTTCGGAAAAACAACAAGCGTTTCAAGATTTTTTCTTTAACTTGCTAGATGAACATGAAGTTAATTCACCATCAGAATTAGATGAAGAAGGCAAGATAACTTTTTTTAATAAAGTTAAAAAAGGTTGGAAAAAATATAAAAAAGAAAATTATAATGAAAATTATGTTAGCACAATCTCTAATTTAATTTCTGTAAAAAAAGAATCTAGAAAACTTTTGGAAAGTTATTTTTCTAAAATATAATCCTACTAAAAACTTATAATTTAAAGGGTATATAAATTTTTATGTACCCTTTAACTATTTAATATGAGTATGCTTTCTAATAAGGAATTAAAAAATATAAAAAGCCCTCTTGATAGAGCTTATGCACAAGCAATAGAGTTTGATAAAATCTGTAAAGACCCAATATATTTTATAGAAAATTATATTTGGATAACAGATATAAATAAACAAGGTGAGAGAATACCTTTCTTATTATATAGCTATCAAAAAGATGCAGGTACTCAATTTTCTATAAACCGTTTGAACTTAACTATGAAGACTCGTCAAACAGGTCTCACTACTTTTAGTCAAGCATTCACAGTTTGGTGGATGATTACTAAAAATAAACAAATTTGTAAATGTATAGCGAACAGAAAAGAAATTTCAAAAAAGTTTCTAAAAGGTGTTAGAGAAATGCTTGATAACGCAAGGGAGATGTCGGGCGAGAAAAAAGTAAACAAGAGAGGTGTAGAATATTATCAATCCTGGATAATACCAAATTATAAAGAAGGTCATGATGCAAGAGAAAGTTTTGGTTTAGAAAATGGAAGTACAATACAAGCAGAAGGAAATACTCCAGAAGCAGGTCGTGGAGATTCACTTCATCTTTGTATTATAGATGAGGTTGCATCTATAGATTATCAGAAAAAAAATGCCATGTCTGATATTTGGGCATCTGCAGGCCCAGCGATTACAAGAAGTAAAGGAACTTGTATTGCAATTTCAACTCCGAAAGGAAAATCAGGTTGGTACTTTGACCAATATATAAATGCAGAAGAAAAAGGTTGGTCAATATTAAATGCATCTTGGAGAGACCATCCAATATATAACCAAGGTATGTATCAATGGATAAAAGATGATAATAATCCAGAAGGCGGTTATTTAAAAATGTTTAATGATGAATGGCAAGATACTACTCACCCAGATGATTTAAAGAAATTTAAAACAAGAGAAACTTATGATTATATAAAGGATGGTAAAATAAGAAGCTCTTGGTACGATTCAGAATCTAAAAAATTAGGAAAGGAAAGAACAGCTTGTGAATTAGACTGTTCTTTCAGTGGTTCAGGTGGTGAGGTTTTAGACGCAGATGTTTTAAAGAAAATATCTGATGAATGTATATTACCTAAGAGAATAGGCTCTATAAATAGAGATACTGAATTATGGTGGAAAAATTATTATGTATATAAAGAGATTGAATATATAGAAGAATATAGAGATGGTAAATTAATAAAAATTCCTAAAAAATATCTAGTTGTTGTTGATATTGCAACCGGTGATGGCTCTGATAGTTCAACAATAACCGTTATAGATGAAAACAATAATGAAGTTGTTGCCACCTTTAAAGATTCTAATATCTCACCTGACTCTTTAGCTTATTTAGTAAAAGCAATAGCTTTAGAATATGGTGAGTGTGAAGTTGTTATAGAATATCAAGGACCAGGTATTGCCTGTTTATTAAAATTAAAAAATGATTTAAATTATCCAGATAGAAAAATATATAGAACGAAACTAAAAAAATCAGACCCTAATGAAAAAGATGGTCATAAATCTAAATTAGGTTACTGGCAATCTAATCAAAGCAGAACACAGGGTGGCGATGTTTTAGAAGAAATGATTAACAATGAAGATATCATACTTAATTGTAAGAGAATTTATAAAGAATTAGAAACTTGGGTATGGAGAGAAGGAAGAAGAGACCATTTACCTGGCAAACATGATGACTTAATAATGACTCTAACAATGTATTCTTATATTAGAAGATATGTGAGAGAATATTATGGTGTAAAAACAGCATTAGCAAGAAGAATTCAATCAGCTTTAATTACAAGAACTAAATTATTAAAGTTTAGTTCTAAGAGAGTAGATTCGGAAGGGTTCGCCATATAACTATTTAAAATAAAATTATTACTTTTGTGATTATTAAAAATAATTAAAAATATGCCATTACTACAAGAAGCAAATATATATTTATCAAATTTATTTTCTAAGGATTCTAAGACAGGTAAGATTACATCAGGTATAAAGAATTTGAAATATGCTAATGATAAAAAAGAAGCATCTGGTATTAAGTCTAATATAAAAAATCTTGCAAGATATAAAAATCAATCTCAAGCTGATATTCAAAATTATAATGAATATATGGTTATGGATTCTACATTTCCTATTATTAAAGCAGCTTTAGATATTTATTCAGAAGAAGCTACTTCAGAAAATTTTGAAGGAAATGTATTAACTATAGAATCGTCAAATTTAAAAATAAAAAAAGAATTAGAAAATTTATTCTATAAGGTTCTTAAACTAAATTATAATTCACATTTATATATTAGAAATACCTGCAAATATGGTAATACATATTGTTTCATAGATGCAGATGAAGTAAATGGAGTAAAAGAATTAATATATCTTCCTAATAGAGATGTTAGAATAAATCCATACAATTATCAAGAAGAAAATTTATCTTATTATTATTTTGGTCAAAAAATTGAACCTTGGCAAATAGTTCATTGGAGAAATATCGAAGATTTGGAAACATTTCCTTATGGCATATCTACATTAAGGCCAATTGTCGAGACATGGAGAAGAGTTGTATTAATGAGAGAAGCTCTCATAATCTATCGTATCACGAGAGCTCCATCAAGATATTTATTTAAAATAGATGTTACAGGTTTAGAAGCTCAAGAAGCAGAAAGAATGGTAAATGATATTCAAAAAGAAACGACTAAACAACCTCTCGTAGATTACAAAACAGGTTCATTGACGAATCAGCCAGGAATTATAGGTATAGAGGAAAATATATATGTGCCTGTTGATGAAAATTCTCAAACAGATGTATCAACATTAGAAGGAGCCTCTAATCTTGACCAAGTAGAAGATTACAAAATTATAAAAGATGATTTATTTGCTGGTTTAAAAATACCTAAAGCGTGGTTAACATTTGATGAGGAATTACAAGGCAAAGCCACTCTGGCATCAGAGGATAGTAGATTCTCTAGAACAACTCAAAAGATTCAGAGACAATATATTGAAGGATTAGTACAGGTTGCTTCTGTACATTTATATCACCTTGGATACACAGAAGAAGATTTAGAGAATTTTGAGATAAAAATGTATCACCCTAATACAAGTTTAAAACAAGCTCAATTAGATATATTAAAATCTAAAGTTGAATTGTTTAAAGAGATATGGGATAAAGATAATGAAGGTTTAAACCTAATGTCTTTCACAGAAGCATCAAAATCTGTTTTAGATTTTAGTGATGAACAAATTAAGAGAATGATTAAGCAACAATTTGATGAAAAGAAAATAGTTCATAAAATAAAAAAAATAGAAGAAGGTGAAAGTGATGAATCTGAAAATAATACAGATGTTAGTGAAATAAAAGACTTACCAAATGTGAGAATACCTAGAATTAGGTTAGAAAAGAAAAAATTACCTTTATTAGAAAGGATAAAAAATAAAGGAAAAAGAATTTAACAAAACTATTTAAATTAAAATAAATAAAATGAAATTGAATTTTTATAATGTATATGAATCCATTAAGGAACAATTAACAAAAGAAAAAGATTTAGAAGGTTTAAAAAAATTAAAAAATAAAATTAAAGAAAATAGAAATTTTGCACAATCTTTTATTATTTATAATAACCTAAAAAACAAAACTGCGAACCTTGATATTATTAAAGAATTCTCTGTTGGCATTCAAAGTACACAAAAAGAATTAAAAAGTTTGTTGGAATTTTTTAACATAAAAGATATAAGAGAAATAAAGATAAATGAGTCTTTGGATAATGTTGTAAATTATAAAAATAAATCTTTATTAACAGATTTATCTACCATAAAAGAAGATGAGGAATTAATAAAGAAATATCTCTTAGATGACAATGAGGAAGAGTTAGAAGAAAATTTAACTTTTGATGAAGAATCAGCTTGTCAAATTATAGAATCAAAAGATATAAAGAGATTGAATAAGAAATCTGAGTATATCTTTTCTTTATCTAAAAAATTAGAAGAAGGTAAAGAAAAAAAGATGATTCAAGAATCTGTCAAGAAATTAATACAAGAAAAGGTAGAGAATATTAAAAATTCTACCTTTGGTATTTATTCAATATATAATAGAATACAGCAATTAAATGAGTCAAAATTTGGCGGAGCTCAAGATATCAAAATAGGAGATATTGGTTTATATAAAAATATAAAATTATTCACAGAGGAGGATTACAAAAATCCTGAATATATGATTTTATATGTAGAAATACCAATTAAATTGTTTTCGGATAATAAGAATGATTTCGAAGAAGAAAAGAAAATTTTATCTAAAAGATATATTACAGAGTTAAGGTCTCTTCTTAAAAAATTCTTAGACCCTAATTTATTTTTAATAGGTGATACAATAACAGAAACAAACATGGTCTGTATTAAAAATAATTGTATTTTCAAAACACAAATTATTTTAAATGTTAAGCCCGGAAATAAAGAAAGACAATTAATGCTATATAGAGAATATATAAAGGCATTAATGAATAAAATTTCAAACTCAATAGAAGAAAACATTCCTCAACTAAATAAAAAATTTCAAGAATCATAAATCTAGAAAATTTTATAATTTCTTTACTTTTTATACTATTTAAAATTTATTATAATTAATAATGGGAAAAGAAAGAATATTTTTACAAGAAGTTGCTTCGGCTAAAAAATTTCTATTGGAAATAGATGATAGACTTTTGTTTGAGAAATCAAAAGGCGATGCAAACATTCCATTATATTTATCAGGTAAAATTCAAGAGGGCGATTTAAAAAATCGCAATGGTAGAATTTATCCTTGGGAATATCTAAAGAGAGATTGTATTCGTTATATGGAAGAGGAAGTTAAAGATAGACAAGCCGTTGGAGAATTAGACCATCCAGAAGAAGCTGTTACTCCAAGATTACAATTTGCTTCCCATATAATAGAAGATATGAGTTTTAGAGGAAAAGAGGTTTGGGCTAAGATAAAAGTATTAAATGCTTATATGCCTGAAAACTCAGAAGGAATGAAAACAAGAGGTTTATTATTAAATAATGTTCAGTTAGGCATATCATCAAGAAGTTTAGGCTCTATAGAAGAAAAATATGACCATAATGTAGGTGAGTATGATGAGGTACAAGATGATTTATCTATTATATGTTGGGATTTAGTTTCTAGACCATCTACAGTAGGCGCAGATATGCGTATAACAGAATCATTAAAGAGAAAGAAAAATAAAGTCTTATATGAATCACAATGTTTTGATGGAATTTGCGGTTGTAATGGCCACATAAAAAAACAGACATTGAAATCATTAAATGAGGATGAAAAAATGTATATGAATATATTAGGTATAGAAAAATATTTACAAATAATAAATAATAAATAAAAGAATACTATTTAAAAATTAAAATTAGATTAGACAATGATAAAATTTAATAAATCAAAAGTTGCAACAAAAATAAAACTTAAAGAATCAGAAGAGATTCTAGATAACTCTATAGAAAAAGAAATTATGGAAGAATTAGGAATTGAAGATAATATAGGCGAAGATGATATTCAATTAGAGGAATTGGAATTGGATGATGTTGATGTTATTGAAGATGATTTGACAGAAGACGAAGGTTTTGATTTCGAAGATGATACAGATTCAGATTTAACAGAAGATGATTTGGTTGATGATACTGATTTAGATATTAAATTAACAGAAGACGATTTGGATGATAACTCAACAGAAGATGAAAACTTAGAAGACAGTATAGATTTAACAGAAGATGATTTAATTGATGATGTTGATTCAGATATGGATTCAACAGAATATGAAGATGATATTGAATTAACAGAAGACGATTTAATTGATGATACTGATTCGGATATTGAATTAACAGAAGATGATTTTAATGACTTCGATTTAGAGGATGACGAAGACTTCGATTTAGAAGATGATACCGAGGATGTTTTAACAGAAGAAGAAATTGATTCTCAAATTGCAGATTTGGAAATGAAAAAAGAGTCTATGAAAAAAGAAGGTGCAGAAATGGTTCCTTCAAAAGTTTTAGCAGAGACAAAAAAAGCTATGAAGAAAATGGCAATTGATTTTGTTCAACTAAAAAAAGTAAATGAAGGTTTAAGAGCAAAATTAAATAAATTGGTAAAAGAAAACTCATCATTTAAATTAGATGAAAAAAAGGCAGAGGCAGTTATCACAATTTTAGCAAAATCTGAGTTGCCTAAAAAGGTAAAATACAAAATTATAGAATCTGTTGATAGCGCAAGGACGCCAAGAGAAGTTCAAGTGAAATTTAACAGTATTTCTAAAATGGTATCAGCTTCTACAAAAACAAAAACACTTAATAAAATTACAGAAGGTGTGAGAAGTGTAGCTGGTAAAAAAATAGAAAATGCAGGATTATCTAAGAGAGATAAATATTTATTAGGAATAAGTGATGAATATTTAGAATCAGAAAATTATATGAAAGAAAAATAACTATTTAATAAAAAAAACAAATTTAAAATAATGGAATTAGGAAAAATAAATATTAGGCAAGAAGCAGATAAGAGAAAAATGCTTATTACCGAATGGGCTAAAACAGGTAAGCTTACAGGTTTAAAAGGAAGAGACCTTGGTAACATGGCAATATTATTTGAAAATCAAAAAAGATATTTGAATGAAAATAATACTACCGCAGATATCAATGTATTTGATACAATTGCTATACCTCTTATTAGACGTCAATATAGAGATATGATTACTCCAAAGTTGGTTGCAATGCACCCTTTGAATTATTCATCAGGTTTAGTTTTCTATAAAGATTATACCATTTCTACAACTCACAAACCTTTTGGTAAATCACATTTAGCAAATGATTTAAGTGGCGGACAAGCAGATGATTTTGCAGGTAATTCTTTTGAGGACCAATCAGGTTTTGATAGACATTATGACAATGGTGGTTATGACACATCTAAGGGACGTGTTATTTCAAGAGGTTGGAATTCAGTAACAAGCAACTTTGATAATACGACTATTGGAGGTCAAAATGATACAGCAATAGCAGCTTCTTTATCTAAAGCGGGTGTTGTTTTAACTGACGCAGCAGGTGCTGAACAAAAAGCAATTTTTGATTTTGATTTATCAGCAACAGGTTTAAGTTTAAAAGATTTAGCGGCATTTAGAATTTATGATGCTGCAGGTGTATATAAACAAAATGTTCACTTTATTGTTAAGAGAACAATTCAGAATTTTGCAGATGACATTATGTCTACAGGAAGAAATGCAGATAGAGAAACAACTTCTACAGCAGGAAGAGATGGTGGACCTGGTGACCCAAATAAAATTTTAAGACTTCAAATTATTCCTATTGTTGATTTACCAGCTTCTACAACAATTAATTTAAGATTAGCTATAAAAGAATATTTAAATTTAGAAATAAATGCGGCATTTAGTTCAGAGTTGAAAATTAGAGTTAAGAAAACTCAAATTGATACACAAATTTGGAAACTAAAAGCAAGTTGGACTAAAGAGTTAATGGAGGACATGGAAGCATATTATACTATGGATGTTGATGCAGAATTAATCGCAGATATGTCTCAAGAATTAGCTCAACAAAAAGATAGATATGTAATCACTGAATTAGTACAAGGTGCAGGACATATTAAAAAATGGAATGCAGATTTTTATAATGCAGTTGACCCTAATCCAGCAAACACAGTATTTAGAGGTATAGAATCTACTTATAACCAAGGTTTGTTTTTAGCTATAAATGAATTATCAGAAGCTATTAGAAAATCTACAATGTATGCTGCGAACTGGGTTTTAATTTCAGCAGAAGGTTATGCTAAGATGAGAAACTTAGATACATTTAGAGTGTTAGATGTAAACAAAGATGTTCTTCCAGGAGAAGTTGTACAACACGCAGGTGGTATTGAGAGAGTAGGTACATTAAATGAAACAATGAAAATTTATGTTGACCCACAATTGCCAGCACAATTTGCATTAGTAGGTCGTTTAGGTAACTCACCACAAGATACAGGTTATATTTACGCACCATATAGAGAGTTTGAATTAGGAGAAATGTTAGAAGACCCACAAGATGGTAATTTAAGCAGAATGATACGTTCAAGAGTGGGGACGAAATTTGTAAATAATAAATTTTATGGACTATTAGTATTAAAAGGAATTGGTAGCTATGAAGTAGTACAACCAGGCGTTACAGTTTAATAAAAGTTTTTAAGTTTAGATAATTAAAAGGATAGTATTAATTTACTATCCTTTTTTTTTGTATATTTATAAAAATATTTTAATTTATGAAAAAATTAGATAATCCAATAGGAGTTTTTGACTTACATAATAGTGATATTTTTGTAGGTTCATATTTTAAAAAGAATGATATTAAAGAAATTTTAAATATTACAGATAATGATTTAAAAGAAATTGATTTTATTATAAAAGATAATATTGAAGTAATAGATGAAAGAAAAATTCAAAAATTGTGGTATGATAACAAAATACCAAATGCACCTGCAAACAAATCAGGCAGAGCTAAAATAAGTTTTGATGAATTTTTATTAATCTCTTTAATAAAACAAACTTATCCAGAATCTATAATAGAACATCAAGTAAATTGGGGAAGAAAGAAAATTGATTTCAGAATCACAAATAATAATGAAACAAAAATAATAGAATTTCATGGACCAGGTCATTTTACAAATATAGGTTATGGCGTTCCTGAGAATCCATTTATAAGAAAAGACTTAATCGAAAAAGAATTTAAACAAGAATGTGTTATATATCCTTATTGGATACAAAGATGTAACAAAAATATTAAAGCAATATTTGAAAAAAATATAGAAGGATTAGGTGTTTTATGGACTACTAAAATACATTTTGGGCATTTTAGCTTTAAGAATTCAGCACAAATTATCGATGAAATAACAAAAAGATTTAATGCTGTTAACAAAGAAGGATATGGTTATTTTTATCAAAATTCTAAAGGTAGAAATAATATAGAACATCCTATATTAGATAAAATAAAAAACAACAAATCTAAAGTAGAGATATTATTGCCAAATGGTTATAAGAATAAAAGTTATTGGTTACCGGAAATTTTACAATGATTAAGAAAGTAAGAAAAAGAAAATCTTTAAGAAAGAGATTTAAAAATGGCACCTCTAAAATAGAAACAAGAATCTGTAATCTATTAGGTGGGGAGAAATTTAAATTAAGAGGTAAAAAATATGATATTGTTCTCGAGGATAAGAAAGTGGTTATAGAAATAGATGGAGATTATTGGCATCCTCGCAGATTACAGAAATTAACTTTATTACAGATAGGTAATTACATCAATGATAGAGAGAAACAAGATATAATTACAGAAAGTGAATATACATTATATAGAATCCTCACGAGCAAATTAAGAAAGAAAAAGAAAATAGATTTACAATTTATAATAGACAATTCTTGCTTGGCTCCTTTAACAATAGAACCAACAGATATTATTTTATCTAAAGAATATATAGAGAAAAATAAAGAAAAAATCACAGATGCTTCTATAAATAAGATAATAAAATTTATCAGCTTAACAATAGATAATAATTTTAATAAAAAAACACATTTTCTCTTTGTTAAATCAATTCTTTCTCAAGATATAACATTAGATTTAACTTATGAGAATGTATTAAAATATACTATTTAAAATAAATTAAAATAAATTAAAATAAAACAATGAAAATAACACAAGCTATTAAATTAATAGAAAACAAAACAGGCAAAAAAGTCTTGTTAAAAGAAGACGTTTTAGCCGATTTAAAACAAGATACCAAGAGTGAATTAGACAAATTTGTAAAAGCATATAATTCTTTTAAAGGAGATGTTGTTTTTTCTGTTCACTCTTATGCGGAAGAAGATAAGAGTAATAAGGTAATTAAAAAATTAACGAGTCTTCTTGATGATTTAGAATACACGGTTGAACAAATAAAAAAGATTCTAGGTTAATTGATTTAAAGATAGGAGATATTGTTCTTACCGGAAAATTTCAGAATAAGAAAGTTATTGTTAAATCAATAGAAAAGAATGAATTAGATCAACCTACATATAATGGTGGTAAACCTATATTAAAATTTAGAATAGAAAAATTAATTCCTAAGAAAGAAAGTTTTTTAAAGAAAATTACAAATAAAAAATAATAAATAAATGTCAAATATAATAACATTTAGAAATTTTACTCAGAAGTGCTTGTGGGATAACGAAATAGCAGGGCAGTTAAGTGATGGCAAGTGGGAGAATAGTTCAGTTGATGAGATTTTCTGGACAGCGAAATCAAAGGTTGGGACACCAGGGGTATCTTTTAAAACTTGGAAGAGAGCAAATTTTAATTTTGCATCTTCTGATTTAATTGATATTGTTGGTGATAGGATGTTAATGGTAGCAAAAGCGTCTAAAGTAACAACAAATGAAAAGATAATTAGCGCGGCAGAATATCTAGAAGGAATAAAATCTCAAGAAGAATTTGATAAGATAAATGATTATAGAGAAAAATATCTAAAGAATTTTATTAAGACATGGGATGAGGCTGAAAAGATTATTAATGCTAATTATTCTAAATCAAACTTAATAGCAGATTTAAAAGATATGTCAAAAACAGTTTCTCTTGCAGGTAACACACCAACAACTTCTACAGGTGGAAATATACCTACAAAAGATATGGATAGAGCTAAATCAATTATAGATAAAGCAAGAGGAGATGAATCTAAGGAGATACAATATACAACCGCAATGGCAAATTCAACAACTGATAAATCTAAATTACAATTCCGAGGAGATGCAATGAAAAAATTAGGTAAAGAAAAATTAGCCAAGATATTTTATGATAAACTTTATGAATCTAAATTGATTAAAGTTTCAGATTTAATTAAATTGTTAGAGTTTAAAACAGGAAAGAAAGTTTTTTTAACTGAATCAAAATTAAGAACAGTAAAGGTTGAATTTCAAAATGGAGATTCTTTAACAACAAACATGGCAGCTCATCTTACTGATGATGAAATAAATAATTATTACAAACCCGGCAAACTATTTAATTTAGGTGTTGCAGGTAAAGATAAGATGGTAAAAGTTAAAAAGGTAATTATATTAGAAAATAAAAATATTTAATATATAAATGATTCAAGATATAAATTGGGAACAAATATTAAATGGTTATAGGTGCCTGTCTTTGGATAGGCACCGTTTTTTTAACAAATAAATAAATAAAATAATGAAAAAGATAAATTTGTTTTTAATAATTTTTATATTTTCAAATATAATAAATGCACAAACAGAATTAAGTAATGAAATTTTTATTAATGGGAAAAAATTAATTTTTCCATCAGCAATTAATAAAGGTAATATTTTAGGTGCAAAGAGTTATGATTTAACAAATCAAATTTTTCCAATTATTATAAATGCTAATAATGGTTTAAATTTTTCATCGGCAGGAAAATCAGGCGTAGCATACGCAACATCAGTAATAACCGCAGCAGCAGGTTTTTTACAAACTTTATTTGCAACAACAGAGGTTGATTCTGCAAATAAGTATATAGTAAAAGTAGACACATCAGCAGGAGATGTAGCTTTATCAACATTAGCTGCCCCTTCAACATTAACATTTTTAAAAGATGGAGATTCTGTTGTTTTTATTAAATCTACAAGTGATGTAAATAAAGTTATTGTAGATGATGCAACTCCAGGAGCAAACTTCAATGGGTTTACCGGTGTAATATTTAATTATATTAATCAACCAGGTGAATCTATAACTTTATTAGTAGATGCATCAAATGACAAATGGGGTGTAGAAATTTAAGAAGAAAAGATTATTTAATTTTAAAAGGTGTAGAAAAAAACTACACCTTTTTTTAATAAATTAATAAATGAAAGTATCAGAGCTAATAATATTAATAGAAAATAAAACAGGCAAAAGAATTATCTTAAAAGAGTTTATTAGTCGTAACGAATTAAAAGATATTGAACGTTTTATAGATAGGATATTTAAAGTTCTTAATATTGATATTGTTTTTACTAATCATTTTTATGAAAGGTTAAATGATTTAAGGAATGGTAAAGATATAGAAAGCGTAGAGCTAATTAATTTATTCAAAAAATTCTTTCAAAGGTATAAAGATAAAATCTCATTATTACCTCTTGAGCAAGAAGCAATTATAAAAGATATAGAGTCAAATTTAAATCTTCCATTTTTATTATCTTATGATAAGAAAACAGGAGAATTAGATTTTATTGCTAAGACAATAATGAGAAAAAATAATTTCCTTGGTAGTAACAAAAAGTTTGTGGTTTAATTTACAATTGATTTTAATATTGAGGAATGTAATCTCTTATACATATCTATATTGATAATATTATCTTCCCCATCGATAACATTTTTTGAAATTTTATGTTCTTCTTGAAATAATAAATAAAGTGTTTCATCTATTGTATTTTGAAACATTGTATAATAATAATTAGTTAGGTATTGTTGACCCGGCCTATGTGTTCTATCTTTAGCTTGTAATTCTATTCCAGGAGTTTGAGGTAACTCATTAAATATTGTATGATTTGCAATTTGTAAATTTAACCCGGCGTAAGAATTCTGATATTGACAAATCAATATTCTAATTTTAGGATTATTATTAAATTCATTCTTTATAAAATCTAATTCTTGTTGTCCACCTTGATTACCATCATGAACAAGAGAACAATCCTTATAAATATTATGATAATGATTTATAATTGATGTATGGTTTGAGAATATAATTATTTTCTCATCTGGACTCTCTTCTAATATATTATCAATTAATTCTTTATTAAGATGTAATTTTTCTTTAGCAAGGAATTGTTTTAAGATATTTATTTCTGTTAGATGATTAAAACCTCCCAAGATATAATCATCCTGTTGTGTTTTCTTCTCATAATCCTTTAATAATTTATAATAATTTTTAAAAGATTCTAATTCGTAAAAAATTTCTTTATTAGGAATTTTATCTGGAATGATACCTTTTAACACATCTTTTGTTCTTCTTAATGCAACAGAAGAAAATAATTTATTATGCAACTCTTTAAGATTTTTTGCACCGGTAAAATCAAAAGGATTATCTTCGTTTGTATTACAATATCTTTGACCAAAAAACATTTTATTTGTACCTAACTCATGTCTCAATATTTGTAATTGTCCAAACAAATCAAAAAGTTTATTATCTTTTGCAGTACCGGTTAGACACCATATTCTCTTTGAAGAATTAGCAATAGATTTTGTATATAAATGCCTTCTGCTATCTAATTTTTTAACAAATTGAGATTCATCTATTATTGTTATATCAATCTCATTTAATATTAAATCCTTGCTATACTTATGAACACTATCATAATTGATAATATTGAATTTTTTTAATAATCCTATTGTATTATCATTTATATATTGAACATCATCTGTGAATTTTAAAATTTCATGTCTCCAATTACTTTTTAAAAAGTTAGGACAAATGATAACATTTTTTTTTGCATCTAAAATTAATGCTGCAATTATACATTGCATTGTTTTGCCTAAACCTTGTTCATCTAATAACCATTTAGCAGGTTTAGGTTCTATTAACCAACGTACACCTTCTGTTTGATAATTAAATATATTAGGAAAGTAAGATTTGATTTTATCATCAGTTACCTTAACAGGAAACAATAATGTTTTTTGTTCTTTAGTTATTTTTTTTATTTCTTTCTTTTGATTACCCTTTTTGTTTTTTTGTTCATTTTTTAATATTCTGTCAGCCATAGCTAATTCTATAATATCTAATTCTTCTTTTTTGTTAGATAAATTATGAATATAAACATTGCCACCTTTATATTTTTTTATTTTTTTATTTAAAGAATCTTTATCCATCTTATATGTATTTATTAAAAAAAGGAATTTTTAATAAAAAATTTATTAATTTGATTAATTTGATTTCTTGAATATCTTCTGTTATAAAATAAATTTTCTTTAATTTAGTATTTTTTCTTAATCCTATTAAAATAGATTTGTAAATTAAAGTATTATTTTTAATTTTATTTTCTGATATTTTTATTTTAGGTTTAATTATACCTAATTTATTTATATTAACAACATCAATATATTGTATTAATTTATTTATATTCTTTATTGAATTATCAATTGCTAATAAATTATTAGGATAATAGACATTTGCTACAATATAAGAATCTATATTATTTTCAATACCTGAGCAAAATAAAATATTATCTTTTTCTAATGTTCTCTTATCTTTAAATTGTTTATATAAGAATTCATCTTCATTTTTTATAAGATGTAATATCTCTTTGTCAAATAACCTTATTTTATCATCTGTCCAAATTACTAAAGAATTTAGTTTTACATTTTCTATATTAAAAGGACTAATAAATTCTATCTTCATATCATATTATTTTACACAAAAATAAACAAATATAGTTAATAAACAAATATATCTAATACAATTATTCATTTTTAAAATATAACTATTTAAAAGAAAATAACTATATAATAAAATGTGTTTAACCAAATTATCAGAAAATGAATTAGATGAAATTTATAGTTATATAAAAGTTCTTTTAGGCGCAGGCGGTGATGGCCCAAAAGTTAATGTACAAATATCTAGAAAAGAAATTGAGGTTATATTATGCAGAGCTTCTAAAACATATCAATCTTATATTGAACAATGGTTTATAGAAAGTAATTTTGGTAATATCATGGGCACAGATTCGAAGAGAAATTTTACCTCTTATTTTGTGCAAGATAATTTTTTAATGGCAAGTAGGATTTCTGATTGGTTTGCATCTATGATGAGAGTTGGCGGTAATATACCTTGGAAGAAAGATTATGTTTTATTAGATTCAGGAAGGCAAATATATGATTTATCCCAAGAATCGAGTACTCCATACAATCCGGGTTCTAGAAAAATACACAAGATAATGTGGTACACACCTCCTGTGATGTTAAATACAACTTTAGCAACAAGGCCCTCAGGAATATCTTCATTTGAGAATACTTTTAATATAAATAATGTGAATGTGGGAATGCAAGGAGTTACTTATGGTACTCATCCTTTGTTTGCATTAGGAAATGTGATGGATTATGTTTTAGTGAAACAAGCCATAGAAGAAAGAAATAGAGTTGTCTTTGGAGAATATTATTACAATATAAGTGGTGATATTGTTGAATTAACACCTATTCCTGGTGTTAGAATAAATTTACCTAAAGATGCAAAATTAATTTATTATTATTTTGACAAAGATGATATGTTGGGTTTAGATGGTCAAGGTTTAGCTGGAATAAATTCTCTTATAAATAATCCTACACAGGTTAAATTTGATATGATTCCTTGGGAAGATTTAAACCAGAATGCTAGGACTTGGATAGAAGAATATACCGTTGCAGAGTCAAAATATATATTAGGTTCTAAATGGAGGACCATTAGACAAATAGCATCACCTGAATCTGAATATCAAATAGAATTTGATTATGCATCTCTTATAGATGAATCAAAAGAAATGAAAGAAAGCCTTAAAACTGAATTAAAAGAAAGTTTAGATAAATTAAAGACAAGAAATATAATGGAAGATAAGGCAGCAATCATAGAAGCTACCAAAACTATCAATAAAGTATATCCAAAGAAAATAATTTTTAGATAATAAAATGCGTAAAAATCCTAAATCTGTAGATAATCAATGGTGGGGAAAGGATAGTCAAGCTTTTCTGGAAAGTGTTTCTAGAGATGCAATAGAGGTATATAATGAAAATTTTGTATTATATTTTCAGGTTGATTATACAAAATCAAAAAGAAATTTCTATGGGGAATACGAAATAATAGAATTTACAGAAAAAAAAGGAGTAGCTATAAAAGGCATTGTTACGGTACATGACCAAGAGACAGAGGAGATTGCTAAATTGATTAATCAAAATACAATTTTATCTTTTGGTTGCTATGTTAACCATCTTAAAGATTTAGGAATAGATATAAGATTAGGAAATTATTTTAGTTATAAGAATAAATTTTATTATATTTACAATAAAGTAGCTTTAGATGCAAATAGAAATGTTGTAGCTTCTGGAACAGATGTGGTTTGGAATAAATATGATTGTTATCAAGAAGATGATGAAGCTATATATGGAGATGGATGGAGAGAAACAAGTAATGAGGGTTCACAAGATAAAATATATTAACAATGAAAATAAGCGAGGCAATAAAATTAATAGAGAATAAAACAGGAAAGAAAGTTTTATTAGAGAATAGTTACTATAAAAAAGATGAATTTATCACAGATATATTAAAATTAAAGAAATTCGATAAATATATAAATTTGTCTTTTTCATCAATTGATGGTTCTAGTTCTAAGATAGATTTTAATAATTTAATTAAAAAAATTAAAAAAATATCTACAGAAAATCCTGAAACTATTTTTATTTTATCTAAAATATCTACAGATAATATTTCATCTACAGATAAAATTAATTTTGATAAAGAATTTACTTCTAATATTCAACCATTAAATATTAAGAAAGATAAATTAATATCTGAAAAAGAAAAAAACGAGGCAGAAAATGAAAAATTACTAGCACAATTTAAAGATAATAAAAGTGAGATATTAAAGAAATTAAATCTTAGTTCTGCTGATTTAAAAAACAAAGAAAGTTTTGATATTTTTCAGAAAGAATTTAATAAAAATAAATCTTTTTCTTTAAACTATAAAAAAATTAAAAAATTAAAAAATAGAGAGTTTGAAATTGATGCCGAATTAATAAAACTAAATAAAGAGATACGAGAAAAATTTAATTCTTCTAAAAGAGATTTAATTCAAAATGAGAAAGATTCTTTAGACGCAATAAAAGATAAATTAAACAACATAAAACCTAATATTGGAGAATCTTATGATTTAAAGAAAGTTTATAATATATTATCTAAAGCATCTGATAAAGAATTAGATTGCCTGGATAATTTTCATATAGGATTTTTAAATAAAAACACAGAAAGTTTTAGTAATTGGATAAAAAAACATGGAGGGAAATTAGACTAATGAGTATATTAAAAAAAATAATAATTAAAGAATCAAAAGGTAAAAGTAACAACATTGCAGGACTTTTTAATTTTGTTAGAGAGATAAATGCTTCTTATCAAAAATCTCTTTCTGAAACTTTTGATAAATATCAAAAAGTTCATAAAAAATTAGAGCAATTAGAAATAGAATTATCTAAAGATTATAAATTATCTAAATTAGATTATGATTTTCAATTAATTAATGATGAAGATAATAACAATTTTAAAGAAATACAATTAGAGATTGATTTTGTTTTTGAAAACGATAATATAGATGAAAATAAAATTGATAAACTTTGTCAAACACTTTTTGGTAAATTTTTTACTAATGGGGTTCTCTCAAAAAATAAATATAATTTGTATTTGGTTATAAAATAATGGTCAAAAAGAATACTCCTAATAGAAACACTTATAATACAACAGGGGCAAATAACCCTTCTCATTTTGTTGATGAAGCAACAAATCATATACCAAGAAAAATAGAATTGGTTGATTTGGATAAGGCGGTATTTGAAAAATTTAATAACAAGTTTCAATTAAAAAATAAAACATTAGAATTAATTAAGTTAGATGGTGAATTTACCGCAAAAGAAATAGAGAATCATAAATCTTTTGATAACATAAAGGGATTTATAGGTATGCCTTATTTTACTTATACAAGATTAGATTCTATAAAAAAAACAAAATCTTCCCCTACAAATAAAACAATTATTTATTCTATTAGAAAACAAAAAGAGAATGGTATTGTTATAGAAGATTGGATTATGCCACCACCTTTTAGGGTGGAATTACAATATCAATTTACCTTTCATACTTCTTATAGAATTACATCTAATGAGTTTACACAACAATGGCTAAATTTATTTAAAAACAAGAGGATATTATTGGATGTTGATGGAGAGAGATTTGAATTGAGACCTGACGATTATGAAAATATAGTGAGAACTTCTTTTGAATCAGGGGATGATATAACCAAAAAATTAATTTACAATCACGAGATGATAGTGATACTTGAGGGCATGTTGAGGTTAGAAGATGTACAAAAAAAAGAAAGAATAAATAAATTAAGAGTTGATATAACAGAGAGGTGTGTTCGCATAGATGGACCTCATGATATTTATCTAAATAGAGTTTAACATAATAATTACCTAACTATTTAAAAGTAATAAAATTTTATTTAGCAAATGGCAAGAGCATTAGGTTATTTTTCAAGCGGAATATATGATAAAGAGACAGATTTAACTATTGTAACAAATCAGGTAGCTAATTTTTCTATAGCTTCAGTTTCTATAACAGAAAAAGGTCCGGCATTTGAAATTGTACAAACAGATACATTCGGAGATTATTTATCGTATTTTGGAAATTTAAATCCAGAATATAAAAATACTTATTTGGCAAAACAATATCTAGAACAATCTGGAGGTTTAAAACAAGTGAGGGTTTTAGGTTTAGATGGTTATAAAGATAATAAAGCATTTATTATTCAATATGATATGCCTGGAGCATTTAATACAATATTAGACCCTCTGGGAGCAATAACAACTCCTCTAGTTTCTGCAGAAGGAACAGTTACTGCAATTTTAAAAGAAAGAAGAAATTATGGTAAAAGTATAAAATTTGTTGAAGTTAGAGAATACACAGATATATTAACCAGCTTATCTTCTGCAACAGATGAAAAGTTTGTTTTATACATAGAATATATTGATGCTACATTTATAAATGTTGTTTGTTCTCTTAGGGAAGATTCTAGAGAATATTTACCTAAATTATTTGGAACACAACCATTACAAAACAAAAAATTATTTGATGAAATTGCTCCACTTTGGGTAGATTTTGTTATTCCATCAAAAGAACAGAAATTAGATGCGGTACCAACAATAATAAGACCTAAATCTTATTATTATCCTAATGATACAACACCATTAAATCAATTGAATGTATTACAAGGTATAATTAATGTTGATACTTCATTTACATATATTCCTTATGCCTTGGTTGGAATTTCAAATACTTCTCCTATAATTATAGAAACTTCTACAGCCCATGGATTAAACAACAGCGATTTAGTTTCTATAGATTCTGTTTTAGGAAACACAAATGCAAATGGTATTCATTATGTTAATGTTATCGACTCAACACATTTTGAATTATTCTCAGATGTTTTATTAACAACACCAATAAGCGGGAACGGTACTTGGACATCAGGCTCAGGAAATGTTAGAAAACATTATGTAGCTGATTGGGAGAAAGAATTTTTAGATTTAAGTGCAATAGAATACAAAACACCTTCAACACCTTGGTTTGTTTCTGATATAGATACGAATGGTCACTATAAGAAATTATTTAAAATATGGACTATAAGTGATGGAGAACACGCTAATAAAGAGTTAAAGTTAGAAATAACTGATATTGATTTAAATGGAAATTTTGGCTCAGGTTCTTTTACTTTATATGTTAAAAACTTCGATGCTCAAGAAGATAAAGATAGAGGAATTTTAGAAGCTTGGGTAAATTTATCTTTAGATTCAGAATCTGATAATTATATCTTAAAAGTTATTGGCGATGGTGACGAAGAAGAATTAAGAAGTAATTATATATTAGTAGAGTTAAATAATGATATTGAACCTGAAGATTTAAAGGGTGAATTACCTTTTGGTATAGAGGGTTATCCTATTTCTACAGGTAAAGTAATGGAAGATATTGTTTGGACAAAGGAATACAATTTAAATTTTCCAATATCTAAACAAACATTAGGTTTTGCAACGAATAATATTAATATGTTTAAATCACTTAATTTTGAGAAATTAAATTTTAGAAATTGTGATATAACAACTTTTACAACAGGTAAAGGTTTCCATTTAAATGAAATTGCAGACCCTAATAAATTTTCTTCGGCTCCACAAACATTATCTACACAATTAGATAATGACAATAACCCTCTGTTACAATTTGTATCTAACCCTTCAGAAAATAAAAAGAGATTGAAATTTACTGTTCCTTTCTTTGGAGGATTTGATGGATTTGATGTTTATAAACAAAGAGAATGGGGTAATACAACTTCTAAAGATTATGAAGCTTTTGTAAAAGCAATAGATTTATTAAATGATAGAGAATCTTTATTGGCAGACTTCACATTATTATCAACACCAGATTTGGTAATAGAATCAGACGAAACAGCAATACAATATGCATTAGAAATGGTAGAATCAAGAGGTGATGCATTATATATACCAGATTTTGCTTATGATAAAGATGTGATTATTCAATCACAAACATCTACATTAGATAGCTCAAATTTAAAATCTAGTTACTCGGCGATTTATACTCCTTATGCACAAATAAAAGATGTTATCAATAATAGAAATCTTTGGGTAGCACCTTCTATAATAGCTATTTCTACAATAGCATATATAGACCAAAATTTTGGAGTAGGTCAACCACCAGCAGGAGTTATGACAGTATCTAATGATATTATAAGAACAAGAAGAAGAATCAAATTAGATGAGAGAGAAGAATTAAAAAAATCTAATATCAACCCAATAACTATTTTTCCTGGAGTTGGTTTGGAAATAACAGAGTCTAGGACTACACAACCTTATTTTTCTGCTTTGTCTTTTATACATAATAGATTACTTATATCTTATGCAAAGAAGACTTTAAATCAATTGTTACACCCTTTATTGCATAAATTAAACAATGATGTATCTTCTCAACAATTTATAAATACTGTTCAACCAATATTTGATAGATTAAAGAAAAAATATAGAATTAAGGATTTTAATATTTATGTGAAAGATGTTCCTGAAGATAAAGTTACATTATATGGTATAATTGAAATTGTATTGTTATATCCAATAGAAAGAATCGTAATTGATTATACATTGAAGAACAATGCTTTTGAATTTAGTATAAGATAATAAAATAAATTAAAGAATGAAAACACAAATTCCATTAAATAATACAAACTTAAATATTGTCTCTAAAGGTAATGATAAAAGCGGAAACTTTTGTATAGGTTTAAGATTCAATAATAGTGCTATGCCATTCGCTATACAAACAAATAATAATCTTAAAAATACCGGGAATATCATCAAAGGAAAAGATTTATCTAAATTAACCGAACAAGATTTGTTGATTATTGAGAATGAAGTTGTTAATTATATAAAAAAATATGGAAGTTCTAAGCAAAAAAGTTCTTTAAAAACATATTTTAATGAAATGAACTCTGGTGATATTAATGTATATGATGCTCCAGGTGGAGGTATTGATTGGAGTGAAGATTTAAACGATAAAAAAATGATAATAGAAAATGAAATAAAAATAGGAGATTCTATAGAGTTTAAACATCTCTTATCTTCTAAAACTTTTAAAGGAAAATATAAAGATGATTATGAGAAAGGATGGATTATGGTAGATTGCGGGAAGGATGGTATGGTTGTTGTTAAAAAAAATGATAAGAGTATTAAATTGCTTGCAGAATCCAAAACAAAATTAAAATTATCAGAGGCTATTAAATTAATAGAAAATAAAACAGGTAAGAAGGTTATTTTAGAAGCAATAGGTGACCCAGGTATATATTATAAGTTTACTTCGACTGGTATTAAAATAATTCAAGTACTTTATAAATTAATAAAAGACCCTTCTTTTAATATTAATGAGCCATTTGATGTTGATTATCTTAATGAAATGAGAATTAAAATTAGTACTGATAATTTTTTTAAGACTTTACTTAGAGCCTCTATGATTGTAGAAACTAATTTAGATTAAAATTTAAACTATTTAAAATAAATATTTAAAATAATGGCTGTAGAACAAAAAAAATTATTTAGCTCAATGCCAAATGAGTTTGAACCACTTAGAAAAGATATGTGGTCTCTTGAATTTCCGGTAGAGATGAATATACCATATACGTTTGAGATAACTTGTGATAGACCTACTGTTACAAATAATGAACAACCTGTACCATATAAAAATCTTACTTTTTATTATAAAGGAAAGACAAATGTTGAAGCTATTAATGTTTCTTTTAGAGATGTTATAGGACCACACGTTTATCAGAAATTATTCCAATGGCAAAAGCAACATACAGACTTTACTACAGGTGCCGGTGGTTATGCTAATCAATATAAGAAAACAATCACACTTAACATGGAAGACCCTGCAGGTGTTGTTATGCAAAAATATATTTTATATGGTTGCTTCTTAACAAATTTATCAGGAGGAAGTTTAGATATGAATGATGATGGTATTGCAGAAGTAAGTTGCACAATAAGATTTGATACATTTGATTTAATATAAGATGAATTTAAAAGAAAATAAAATTATTGGTGGTTTATCAGATAATCTTACTTTAGAAGATATAGCGAAGAAACACAATGTATCTATTGATTATCTTGAAAAACAATTAGAATTAGGTATTGAAGTAGAAAGTGAACATACCTCAGATAAAGAAGTGCAAAAAGAAATTGCTATGGACCACTTATCAGAAAAAGCAAATTATTATGAGGATTTAAAATTAATAGAAAAGAAAACAATGAAAATAAGCGAAGCGATAAAATTAATAGAAGCTAAAACCGGTAAGAAGGTTTCATTGCAAGAAAAATTCTCAAATAAGATAGAATTAGACTATTCTAAATATAGAAAAGGTAATGGTTTTCCAATGACTCCTTGGTCTAAATTTATGTCTAACTTTAATTTTGATATAAATGATATGGATAGAATTTGTAAACATTTAGGTTATGATAATATGGAAGAACTTGTACATAATAATATCACTCCGGCAAAAATTAAAAGTGATAAAAATAAATTGCAAAAATTAAAACAAGCTGTCCGTTCTATAAATACAATGACAAGAGATATGACTGATGGCGGAATGGATATGTTGGTTGAAAAAAATAAATTAAAAGAAAATGTTACCAATGAACAAAGAATGTTGCTTCCAGAAAATATAAGAAAATGTATTCCAGCAGTTGTTTATCCATTATTAGAAAAAATAGAAATGGGGGAGGGTTCATTTATTTTAACCATAAAAAAAGGTAGGTTAATTGGTTATACACTTTTTTATAGATTGTTAAAACAAAGAATATTATTTGGAATATCATCAACAATGAAAGGACAAACTCAAATTTTAATACAAGAAGTATAATGAAAATAAGCGAAGCAATAAAATTAATAGAGAATAAAACAGGTAAGAAGGTTATCTTAAGAGAAAACGATAGTGAGGCATATATTTCGGAAATAACAAAAGCTTTTAAAAAA